CTGAAGAGCGAGATTGTTGACCCGCACGGTGTGACCGTAAGCCGGTTGGCTGCTTGCTTTCATGTGACCCGCCAGACGCTCAGCAATCTGTTCAATGGCCACACCGCACTGTCCGCTGAAATGGCAATCCGGTTTGAGAAGGCTTTCGGCGTAAAGGCCGACACGTTGATGCGTATGCAGACGGCTTATGATTTAGCCCAAGCCCGTGCGCACGCCGATGACATCTTAGTCGACAAGGTATTAGCTGCCGCCTGACCGGCTTAGGCAGCTTCATTGTTGATTTTTATCCCGGCAATCTCGCCGAAAGTCCGGCCGTCACCTTCAAGTGTCGCGGCCTGACCGGTAAAATCCTGCCAGCGCTTCACGGCCACATCGATGTAAGCGGGATTAAGCTCGATGGCGTGTATGGCGCGGCCGGTCATTTCACCCGCAATGATGGTGGTGCCCGAGCCTGAAAACGGCTCGTAGACGGCCTGCCCAGGACTAGAATTGTTCTCGATCGGGCGCTTCATGCACTCGACCGGCTTTTGGGTACCGTGGCCCGTCTCGTTCTTCTTGGGCTTGGCGATGTGCCACACGGTGGTCTGCTTGCGGTCGCCGGCCCAGTGGCCTTTCGCGCCCTTCTTCACGGCATACCAGCAATTATGGGTCACGAGGCCATCAGCGACGTAATGTTGATCACCTTCGACATCCATCGAGTAGACAGGGCCACTGAAGGGGCTGGCATCGTTGCCGGAGATGGTCACCCAGTCAAAGTCCTCGCCAGACGTGGGCATTGGAATTTGCATGATATCTGAAAACAAATTGCAGGCGCGAATGAGCCGCGTGGATTTACGAGAAAACATCAGTCGCTCCCCTCCACGGATCAGAGGGTGAGCTCGTTCCAGACGATGATCGCGCAACAATAGGGTAGCCCGAGCATCAAGAGCTGCAAGGTTGAGGTTGGCATATATGCCGGCAATCTGCTCCCCGGTTCGCTGACGATCCGGGACCTTCGCCCAGCCATCAATTTCCCAGTGCGTGGTGGGGATGCCAAATTTGCAGGAGAGAACTTGTTCTGCGCATTGCGCGCCAGTCGTGGTGTCATGGACCGAGATAATCCATGCCTCCTCAGCATTGTTGTCGGCGAGACGAGTAGCAAGACCAAAGCCCCGACTGTTAAACAACCTCACCCGGCCAACACGCCACCAATTGCCGCGGCGCATAAGATAGACGACATGCTTGTCTGCAGCATCCGGATTGAAGCGAACCGAGAAGCGGTGTTCGGGCGTTGATTGTGTCACACGCCCACCTGCAGCAATGGTGTGCAGGAGCCCGTCGAACTGTCGTTCCCCAAATCGAGTAACCTCTCGGCCGCGTCGATGAATGGTGCTCGAATATGAGTTGTACGAGACAACGTAGTCACCAACTTGAAGCGTCTCGATCGGCACTTCAGAAATCCTGGCCGGCTGGGATCCGGCGCCCCGCTCGATCACCTTTTGCACCATCGTGCCTGCAGGCTGGCAGGGCTCATGTTCCCAGTGATAATCGCCGCGCGAGAGCACGAGCTGGCCTTTGTCCCAGATGATCTGGGAGCGAAGTATAAGATCGCAGGCAGCAAGACTGTCGCCGACAACGCCAGCGTAGAGCCCGGCGTGCCAGACATAGGCGACATCGCCCGGGAACAGGGCCCAGGCTTCGCGCCAGTCGGCCTTGTCGTCATTCAGCACCTTGCCTTTGGCGGTGCCCGAAGCAGCAACCCCGGCCTTCTCACGCCAGGCTGGATCATACTCGACCCCGTAGGGAGGATCGGTGACCATCAGATGCGGTGAGACGCCGTTCAGCGCCTTGGCGACAGTGTCAGCATCGGTGCTGTCGCCGCATACGAGCCGGTGCTTGCCAAGCAGCCAGACATCGCCGGGTTTGGCGACTGGCGCGATGGGTGCCTCAGGGATCTCGTCCGGATCGGTGTTGCCCTCGGTCTTCTCGGCCAGCAGTTTCGAGAGCTCGTCGTCCGAGAACCCGGTCAGCAGCAGATCGAAGTCGAAACCCTGTAGATCGCCGAGTTCGACCGCGAGAAGCTCAAGGTCCCAGCCGGCGTTCAGCGCAAGCTTATTGTCGGCGATGACGTAGGCCTTCTTCTGGGCTTTGCTCCAGCCCTTGGCGACCATGGTCGGTATTTGGCTGAGGCCCAGTTTGCGCGCCGCAAGCAGCCGTCCATGGCCAGCAATCAGGCCGCCGTCTTCATCGATGAGGATCGGATTGGTCCAACCCCATTCCCGGATTGAGGCCGCGATCTGGGCGACTTGTTCGTCCGAGTGCGTGCGGGAATTGCGCGCATAGGGCGTGATCTTCTCTATCGGCCAGCGCTCACTGCGCTGGGCCGGCCAGTCCTGGTCCATAAATATCCTTGGATTACGTTCGGCCGCGGCAGCCAGACGGCTCGCGGCACTTGATAGGAATGTCGCAGCACAGCTATGGACGGTTGCGGTGGGGCCTGTAGCTCAGTTGGTTAGAGCTGGCCGCTCATAACGGCTAGGTCGCGGGTTCGAGTCCTGCCGGGCCCACCATCACGCCAGCCCGTCGTTGGTCAGCGTCACCACCCAGTAGCGCGTTGTTCCCCCGACCGTCCCACTGACGGTCCAGGTCGATTCACGGACGGTGTAACCGCTGTTGGAGAGGGAAAATGTAATCGAAGTCGCCGAGCCTCCGGAGGCAACGTTCGCGGAGCCGTAAGTTCCGCTGCGCGAATATGTCCAGACCGCGGCCTGACTGCAGGTAATAGTAACCTGCGCAGTTCCGCCCCCAGATCGCCAATCCGACAAAGCAACCGGAGAACCGCTGCTTGTTCCACCCGCCGGCGAGAACGTGGCACCGCCCTTCCCGTAGAGCTGGGAAAGAGAAATAGCGCCGGATGCAACGCCGGCCAGATTACGGACCGCCGTCTCCCCTAGGGATATGGCTGTGCCAACCGCACGGCCAATCTCAGCGGCAACTGCGCTAAGTGAAATGGGCCCAGTTGTCAGTAACGGCATCGCTGCTCTTCCTTTTTAGACCAGAATTATGCGACTTTCGGGTTTCTGACCCCCGGTTCGAGTTTCGCGGGTGCGTGAATTTTGGACCAAGCGCGGTTTCCGCCTGGCAGGTGCCAGACTATGCGAGGCCCCCCATGCCCCGGTGCACCCAGATCCGCTCAGGATTGGCCGATCCGGGAGGTAATGCATCGCCCTTTTCGAGATTGCAGGCGCGATGGGCACAGGCGACATTATCGTGAGTATGCGTCCCGCCGGCCGACAATGGAATGATATGATCCAGCTCCGGAGCGTTCCAAAGCATGGTGCCGCGCAGTTCACGAGGAGCTTCCTCACCACAGATGTGGCAGGTCCACTGATCACGTTCCATAATCGCAATCGGATTGATCGGTACAGCAACAGCACCGTAGGATCGGGCTCTATCAATACCCTTCGAAACACGCCGCAGATTGCGAGCGGAACAGATTTCCGAACAAAATGTTCGTCGCTTATCACCGTAAGCGGGCAGAAACCCGTTCCCACATTCGCGGCAGATGCATTCAACCTTTTTCGGGGCCCTGCTACGTTCCCAACATTGATGCGAACAGAACCTGGCGCTCGCTTGCGCTTCGAAACCCCCTCCACACTCGGCGCATTTCTTCTGCCGATTGGCTATGCGCAGTTCAGCAAGGCGGGCCAGCCTTGCAGCCCTCGAAGCTGAACGCTCACGCCGCATCAGTTCAAAACCGCAACCGCGAGAGCAGCAGCGCCCACTGTCGCGCGAACTGCGGATCTTCCTAGCAATTGGTTGTGAGCAGACCTGACACTGGGGGAGCGTGCCCGCCGAAGCGAGTTGCACCATGGCGGCCTCCTGATCTGTTTCAGATGTTTGACGTCACCCTATCGGCCACCCGTCGTGCCCCACGGCGACCGTCCTGCGCTTGCCGAACTGCTGCGCAGTCCGCCTGGCGTGGCACTCAGCGCAGAGGCAGCGGATGTTGCTGTCCTGGTCCGATCCGCCATGGGCCAGCGGCACGATGTGATCAGGTACGCTCGCCTCCCGGACAATCCCGGCAGAGGCACAATCGCGGCAGAGGGGTTCAGCTTTAAGTCGGCGAAGGCGCTGGGCAACTGCTCGGCGGCCACGGAGTCGCTCCGCCATTACGATCACCCATCAATTGTCGGGTTGGATTTCCGCAAGTGCCATTGCGATCTTGGTGGCAACGACCTCTTCCGCGCTCTGGCGCACAGCGGGGTCACGCGAGGCAAGATCGGCCCGCAAAAGCTCAGGAAGCTTCTGCACAACTTCTGCAATGACTGTTCTGTAATCAGTGCCCGACATGCCGGCCCCATGCTTTGGATGGCCTGGTCACGCAAGCCAAAACAACAACGCCCGGAAGCGTTTGCTCCGGGCGCAGTTGTGAACTCTCTATTTCGGAAGCCCTATACACTCGCGCTACCTGCGTCAACACTGTATTTTCATTTTATCATTAAATGACAGTTTTTTAGTTTCACTTGCTCACCAAGATTCTAAACTAACTGTCTCGCCTGATCCGGAAGAAACGGCACAGTGCTTCAAGGCCCAGGCACAGGTTGTGTAGGTCTGCGGCTGACCAGCGCAGCGCTTCAACATCATGGCAGGCCAGCAGGTGCACCAGCACGCTCGGCCGGCGTCCGGCACCGCCCTGCATATCCTGATCACAGGTCCGCAGCATGAGCGCAGCCCCTGCAGCCTGACGCCGGATCTTCTCGACCAGCTCCGGATCTGGTTCCGGCGTACCGCCCCCGAAGATCCCCTCGTTGATGAGGAGCCCGGTGACCGAACGCGGCTGCTCGCTGGGCAGCCCCATGACCGCGTTGCGGCGCGCGATAAGCTCTCCGTAAAGCTCGGCCGCGGCAAACTGGTCCGCCGTGATCTTGCCAGCAAAGGCCATGCGGCCAAGGGCTGTGCCCAGGCGCTCGTCCCTCGCCTGCCGGGCTGAGATCCCGAAGTGGCGCTGTCGGGCTTCAAGCACTGTCGCCATTGCGTCGCGCTGGCTTTCACCGTGGCCCGGCTGGACCAGCTTGCCGGAGGGATGCCGGCGACCGGCCTTGCGCTTACGCCCCTTTGCCACTGCGGCCTCCATACAGGCGCTCGCCGATTGCACGGATGGCTTCACGCTCAATCGCAGTCAGGCGATGATCGCTGACCGAGATGGCGAAGATCCCGCTGCGCCAACCATCACGGCGAAGCTCTTCACCATCCCGCTGACGGCCGTGGGCGTAAATGCTCGAGGTCATAGCCATCAGCGCACCTCCCTGAGCAGCGCGGCATAGCCGATGACATCGACCAGGCTGTCGACATGGCCGGGGTCGTAGGCGAGCCGAGCCAGCTTCAGATCGATCATGCAAAGCGCGACCTGTTCCGGCGTTACCAGCGTCCCAAGCGTGATAGACCAGCGCTTGGCGATTTCGCCGAACTGCTCAGCTGGATCGCCGTAAGCATCGCGGCGCTCTTCGAGCACCTTGGCGGTGTGACCGAGAATGGACCAGGTGCTCACCGGACACCTCCCTTGGTCTCAATGGCCCAAAGGAGGATCGCCAGCGCGTCTGCCTCATTGTCGTCGACAGGCGCGTAGCCGCGGGCGCGCATCGCATCGATCACCCCCGCCTTGTCGGCATTGCCCTTGCCTGTGGCGAAGCGCTTGATCGTGCCAACAGGCACCCCCTGATAGGCGATCAGGTGCTCCTCGCACCACGCAGTCAAAGCGCCGAGCAGTCCCCCATGAATGTGGGCAGCATCATTCCCAGCGTGGCGGCGCACTTCCTCGAAATAGACGGCCTCGATCGGCCCTGCCTGTTCTTCGAGCTCTTCGAGCCACCGGCGAAAACGCAGGAAGCGCATCCCGCCGCCGTCGTAGCGCGACGGTTTGAACGAGACTGTGCCGCTCGAGATGTAATCGTCGCAGCCCTTCAAGGCCCAGCCAGTGCTGGTGCCGATATCGATCGCAAGGGTTGCGCCACGGGTGATGGTTCGCACTGCGGCCGGTTTGGCAGCAAGCGGAGCGGCAACCGCATCAGCGGCAGCAGCAAGGCAGTTCTGGTTCAAAGCAATCCTCCTTTGTCGAGGATCGCCGCGTCAGTGGCCTTCTACCGCGTGGCTGGGGGCGCCGAAAATAGGACGGCTCCCACAAAGCTAATTGCTCAAACACCTCAACAACCACTCAAGTTCACCGAGATCGTAAAAGCGTTTTGATTTCAGTAGGTTTATAAAACTTCTCAATTACTCAATATATATACAATCATATACCGTCCCTCCTTACCCCTCCCCCCCCTTTTTCGCGCGCGCGAGAGAAGTTGAGTTTTTGAGAAGTTCGAGAAAACCGCAGATTTATGAGGGTTTTGGATGTTGAGATGTTTCCGTGCGGTGTTTCTGATCGTTGAGGAGTTAGCCAGCGCGCCCAGGCCGGGACCTATTCCGCCGATCAGGACCGTTGCGTTTATTTCGAATAAGCGGTAGTGAGGTTTTCAACCTCGGAGAGCAAACATGACCTTGCCAGCGCATTCTGAGCCCTTTGGCGGACACCTGCCGTCTGCCAATGACCGCCAGATCGCCAACCAGTTACGCCGCATGCTAGCCGCCCAGAAATCGGGCGAGGCAACGCTACGCGTACGCGAACCAGAAACGAAGAAGCGGGTGGAAGTCACCCTCACCCCGGCAATGTCGGATATTTTCCTCGAACTTCTACGGCATATTGGCAGCGGTCATGCGGTCACACTTGTGCCGATCCAGGAAATGCTGACCACTCAGCAGGCAGCCGATCTGCTTAATGTCTCCCGCCCTCACCTGATCAAACTGCTTGAACAGGAAGCGATCCCACACACCTTTGTGGGCCGTCATCGCAGAATAATGGCAGAGGACATATTTACTTACAAAGCCAAGCGTGATGCAGAACGTGCCCGGGCGCTCGATGCGCTCATTGGCGACGATGCAGATCTGATCTGACCCATTGCCATGTTCGCCAACCGCTACACCGCCCTTATCGATGCATGCACATTGGTTAGCGTGTGGCGCCGCAACCTTCTCCTGACCCTTGCCGAGGCAGAATTCTTCCGTGTACGATGGTCGGAGAAGATCTTGGACGAAACGGAGCGGGCAATCGCGCGCCTCATGAATGAGCGCGGCTTAATTGACAGCAAGGCCCGTGCTGCGCGGTCTGTCGCCAACATGAAAGCGGCATTCCCGGAAGCGCTGGTCGATGACTTCGCTCTATTCGAAAAGACGGAATACGGCCTTCCAGACAAAGGCGATGAGCACGTCCTGGCCGCTGCGATCAAAACTCAAGCGCAGGCACTGGTCACTGAAAACCTCTCAGACTTTCCAGCCTCAGTGCTCGCGCCTTTGGCCATCGAAGCCCGCAGTGCTGACGATTTCATCGCTGACACCATTGCCCTCGATGAGGGGCGCGCGGTCGCCGCAATCAATCGGATGCGCCTTCGGCTGAACAAGCCCGAACACACGCCCGAGGATATGCTGAGATCACTTGAAGCGCATGAATTGTTTGAAACTGCCTCAGTGCTGGCGCCGCACATCGGCTCCATCTGAGGGATTGAATCTAAGCTGGAAGGAGACGGAATTATGGCCAAGAAACCGGATCTGCCAAAATATCATCTCGTAGCGAAGGACGAGAAATGGCGCTTGGAGCCTGAAGGCGGTGGTCGTGCCAAGCGAGTGTTTGACACCAAGGCTGACGCCACGGCTCGCGGCGCACTGAAGGATGCGCTTGGAACCGCTGGCGGCTCGGTACGGATCCACAAAACTGATGGCAAAATTCAGGAGGAACGGACATTTCCCCGAGGCCGTGACCCCAAAGGATCTAAAGGCTGACAGCTACGCAGCCATCTTTAAATTTAGGTCACAATACAAAGCCCACTGCTGAGCTTTGATAAAGGCAGCTTCTGTCCGCGGGAGTTTCACCATGTTGAACCTTGAACCACACGAATTTTTCGCTGGAACCCTTGCAGATGCAGAAGCAGGTACTCTGCAATTGCCTCGAACAAACCGCGAAACATATGCTTATGTAGGGAAAAATGGAGAGAAGGATTTTGCCGTTCTTCTTTCTGGTAATTATATTTACCAGTCGATTGATGCTGGGATGGGCGAAAACTGGACAGGTATTTTAGTCCCCAAGACTAAAATCATTGTTGATCCTGAGAGTACCATAGACCCTCGAAGCATCGATCCGCGCCCTGGTATGATCATTCGCCTGCTGGATAAGCTAAGTGTTTGGGCTTACAGAAACAACAGAATGTCTCATGACATGATGCGCGTTGATCTGGCAACAAGCTTGCCACCTTGCTCTTCCGATCTTCAGGTAGGATTCCTACACTGGCAAATTGTGCTGGATAATGAACGCGAACGGCGGGTCCTATTAGATGTTGACTTGCGCGATCACATCAAGGGCAGCGATAGCAATTCGGAATAGTTTGAAACAAGCCCGCAAAGGTCACTCAACTTACGACTGCCTATTTAGTCTCAATACAGATCCATTGGAATCGCCTAAGCTGCTACAGCATAGCGATCACAGCGCTTTTTCAAATAGTATCAAATTTGAATCCGAAGGCAGCGGTACCCACTCAATAACCCCACTTTGGGGCACATTGATACCTTGCGCACGAAGCGCCTCCGCATCCTTTTTATGAAGTACCCCAGTCAAACCGTGACTGGATTTTCCAGATTGGCGCACTGCGACCAGCGCGTTATTTCGATCATGACGCCCGTAAACATGAGCGTGAACATTATCCGCACCCACCTCGGAAAAATGGGCGTCTCGATCAATACGGATGTTCTGCTTATATCGCCCATCGATCCACTTCCCCTCCACGAGCAGCCGAACGTGGCCTTGGACCTCAATCGCCTCCACGCTGATTGTCGGAAGCTTGTCAAATTCCTTAAAACGCAAATTTTTTCCTTACTCAATGCAACTCAGCGTTGATAAACGCTGCGCAGCGCGCTCAAGCAACATCAAAATACACCCTGCGCGCAGGCCCCCGCGCACCTTCAGCCTTGGGCATCTCCATAATCCGGACCATCCCTGACTCCTCGAGATCAGCGAGGATATCGATGCGCCGCCGACGATCTACGCGCTGAGTTTTCCGCGCCAGTTCATTGCCGTCGATCCCGGCGCTTCCCGCATCCGCGATGACCTTGTGTACCCGCTTCACGCTGGCCTCGTACTCGCTATCGGCCACCCGTTCCTTCACCGCCTGCATGAGCGTCTGCACACTCCGGTTCGCGATCCCCATTCCCCAGTCGAGGTCGGCCGCGCTGATCTCAGGCCGGGCGGGATTGTCCGTGATCGCCTTTATCAGAGCGATCTTCGCCGCATTCTCGGCCAAGCGCGCGATGATCCCGGTCAGGTGCGTGCCCTGATGCCGGCGGAGCATATCGATCTGCTCTTCACGCATCGCCCGGGCGCGCGCCTCAGCCTGGGGCGAGGCATAGGGCACGGTGTAGGGTTTGGGGATCGCCGCGGCCGTATTGCCGAGCGGGAACGGCATCGAGCCATCCGCGCCCTGCGCCACGGCTTCCATCAGCGCCACGAGCTCTGCCGGCGGCTCGTTGGCCAGCCGGTCGTGCTGCGGATCGGGGTAATGGTTCTCGCTCTCGAAGATCAGCATCCGCGCCAGACTGCCGTCGATGACGTTGTCGCTCGAAAGCGAGCCCCAGAACACACCTGGCGTCGTGACCCCGAACAGACACAGGCACGGCTGCTCAATCACCTCTCGCGGCTTCTCCTTGTCGTTGGCATAGGAGATCCCGAGGAAGGTGCTGTCCGCGAGGGAATAGAACTCGGTGAGGTTGTCGATGATCTCGGTGAGGTGCTTGGGCGCGCGCTTGCGGTCGGCGGCCGAGGCAATCAGGAACCCGACTTCGTCGAGCGGGAAGTAGATCGATGGGTTGCGGGTGATTGCGGTCAGCAGCCCTGCCCCCGAGGCAATCTTCGACGAGCCCACGTGGTTCGCAAGGCCAGCCGCGATCATCAGCCGGGTCGAGGCACGCAAGGGATGATCCTTGCCGCCGCCAGAATCCGCAACGCCGATAGCGTAGATATTGGTGCGCAGGTCCGTTGGTCCGGCATAGCGCCGCCCGGCAGCCGCACCGAACATGGCGAGCCCAGCCCCCAGCGTCAGCCATGGCTGGGGTGACGGCGCCGACGCGCTGGTGTGGGCGACAAACTGCGCAAGACCGCCATCACCCATGTCGCGCTGCCAGCCCGCCACTCCGACCGTCGAAGATCGTCGTCCATGTTGGTCGTCGACATGGTCGGCATGATCGCCGACGGGCTGATGATCATGATCATCACGCAGCGTCGCCGGCACCATGACCTTGCGGACCTTGGCCTTCTCGTTGGCTACGAAGCGCGCGAAGTCCTCGTCCGACATGATCGGCGGATAGAGTGTCACTCCCTCTGGCGGACTGTCCTGGCGCACCAGCTGGATGGCGCGCGCCGCTGCCCGGCGCGGATCGCGTTGCTCGAGAAAGTGCGCTGCAACCGCGTTGGCGGGGTTGAGCAGCACGCCCATGATCTCAGCATCGCTGCGCCCGGCATTGGCCATAAGGCGGGCCGCGGCGAGGCCATCGCCTGAACGGTCTTGGCCTGGCGGCGACGTGATCGCGAGGCGCAATGGATCGAGCGTGCCAAGACCAAGGTCGTCCGCCGCCAGCAGCGCGACATCGATCGGCAAGGCCAGCGGAGGAAGGCTGCTATGCGCCTCGGTCGGGCTCGCCTGGTGAAAGCTCGCCGCAAGATCCTCGGGCGCATAGACCAGGCCTTCGTCGCCCTGCGCCCAGCCCGCGACCCTTGCAGTGCGCCCGCGCGCCAGCTTGCGCTTGTCGGGCCAGTTCACAGAGCCCGGCACCCGCATCAGCCGGTCGATGTTCTGACAGGCGTCGGCCTCGAAGTAGCTGCGCACCTGCTGGTTGATCGCCTCGATGCTGGCAAGGTTCGCGCATGGCCCATCAAGCCGCCAGAACGCCTGAAGCCCGCCGCCGGAATCGATGATGAAACTTGGCGGGCAGGCCATGTCCTGCAGCGCCGCGGTGATCGCGTCCCTCTCGAATGCCCCGCCCGACTTGGGCGGATCGATGTCGACGTGCACAAACCGCGCGGCGCGAATGTCGTGCTTGGCGGGCTTCTTGCCCAGCCCGGGCGCGACCCGGTTGACGCTCCAATAGACATTGAACCCGTTGGCATTGGCCTTGGCAGCATCCTCGAGTGCATCATCCACCCGGCCGGCAAAATCGCGCCCATGCACACCCACCCCATTGGGGTGAATGTAGACGAGATGGACCTGATCAAGACTTGCGAACAGTGTGCGCGCAGCTTCTGGATCGAACGCAAGGGATCCCATCAGAACGGCACCTCGTTCTCCCAGATCTTGCGCGTCTCAGCACAGATCGAACCGTAAACATGGGCCAGAAAGCCCAGCCATTCAGCCTCGCTCATCGTGGCGAGATCGCTCTTTCCCACTTGCTCCAGCCAAGCACCAATCGCCGGACTCGCCGAGGCTATAGCGCGTTTTTCATCTACGTTTATCTGCATCTTACCGCGCTTTCTTGTGATAATTTCGAGGCAGGCCATTGAGCAGGCGGGCACTGGTGGGAGGCGTTCAAAGGTGGCGCTCTTGAAGTCGTGCCAGGCAAACCCGCGCGCGGTGCGCCCGCAAAAGCAGGTCCTCACGCAGCAAGCCGCCCCACATCAAACCGGTAGGCCGTGATCTCGTGGAAGCGCCCCGAGCGCTTGACCCGAATGTGGGTGGGGACTGCCAGTTGGTGCTGGCGCGCCAGCGCCTCACCGACCGAGCGCGGCACCGGGGTTGCCCCGCGCCGCAGCCACCAGCTTTCAGCCTTGGCGCGGGCATAGCCCTGGTGCTCAAAGCAGACCCACTCGCGGTGGAAGTTCAGACCGATCCGGTAATCAACCTTCAGCGAAGGCGGTGAGCCTTCCTTCTCGTGGCGCTGGAAGCTGACTTCGGCCACCTCGAGCCAGTCGGTCTCAGCTGCCAGCACCGACTGCTCGTCGGGCCTCGTGTTGACGAAGCGTTCGACCGGCGGGAACTCATACCCGCACGATGGGCAATACCGGGTCATTGTCCCGCACGAGCAATCACATTCCGGGCAGTCCTTGTAGGGCGCGAGGCCCTCGCCCTTTTTCTTCTTGTCCGGGATCGCCGGATCATCGAACGGACCGTGGCGCGCAATGTTGCCGCCAAAGTCGAGGATCAGGCAGTTGGCCTTGCCGGTCTCTGGCGAGAGGCGGGTACCGCGCCCGACCATCTGGATATAGAGCCCGGTCGACTTGGTCGGACGGGCAAGTGCGATGAGATCGACATGGCGCGCGTTAAACCCGGTGGTGAGCACGCCCTGACTGACGAGGAAGCGGAGCCGCTCACCCTTGAAGTCGGCAATGATCCGGTCACGCTCGCGCTTGTCGGTGTGCCCGTAAACGCCAGCCCCATCGAAGCCCCGTTCGGTCAAAGCATCGCACAAGGCCTCGCAGTGTTTGATCGTGCAGCCAAAGATCAGCCAGCCACGCCGATCGATCCCCTCCTGGACAATTCGGTCCGCGATCCTGGCGATCACGATGGGATCCAGCGCTGCATCTTCGAGCTGTGAGGCGATGAACTCCCCGCCGCGGGTGCCAACGCCGGTTGTGTCAATCTCGGCAGCCTGACGGAAACTCACCGGCGGGCAAAGCCAGCCATTGTCGATGAGCTCGCGCACATTGGTCTCATGCGCGGTGCCGTCGAACATTGCATCCTCGCCCTGATCAAGGCGGCCGCTATCGAGACGAAACGGCGTTGCGGTGAGCCCGATGATCTTGAGCGCGGGGTTGATGGTTTTGAGGTCGGCGAGAAACTTGCCGTACATCGTGTCGGCATTGCGCGGGATCATGTGGGCTTCGTCGATCAGCACCATGTCGACCCGGCGCGGCAGCTTGTAGGCCTTCTTGTGGATCGACTGGATCGAGGCAAAGAGCAGCTGCGCAGCAATGTCGCGCCGCCCGAGCCCTGCTGAATAAATCCCCCACGGCGCCTCAGGCCACAGCCCGACAAGCTCGGCCGCATTCTGCTGGACGAGCTCGCGCACATGGGTGAGCACCAGAATGCAGGCGCTGGGATCGGTCTCGAACACAAGCTTTGACCACTCGGCGATGACGAGGCTTTTGCCAGCGCCCGTGGGCAGGATCACCAGCGGGTTGCCATCGCGCGAGGAGAACCAGTCCCACAGATTGGTGAGTGCTTCTTCCTGATAGGGGCGCAAGGTCAGGGGCGCGGTCATGCTGCCACCTCAGCCTTGGGGAGCCAGCCGCCATGGGCTTCGCAGCCAGTACAGCGCAGGCCCGCAGCATGTGGCCCCTTACCCTCGGTGACTATCCAGGCATACGAACCGCACGAGCGGCAGGTGCGGTGAACGATGACATCGCCAACCGCATGGACGTCAGGCCCCGCGTCGATCCAGGTCGCGCCGTCAGCCATCCGGTAAATGACCCGTCCGTGCTCAACGTTGATCTGCTCGCCATCGACCAGGTCCGGCAGGAAGCGATGATCGCCGCAGCCAGCCTCCTGATCGGTGCGCGAGAGGGTGTGGCCGTAGCGGGTGCAGCGCCACTCGCCGTCACGGCCAGCTTCGGCGGCAAGGCAGGTGCGGCAATTGCGCTCGGCGCGCGCGCCTTCGTGGCAGAGCGGAACCAGATCACAGAACCGGCAGGCAAAGCTCTCAGGCCCACCAATGCGCAGCGGCGCATGGTCGCTAAAAATGATCCGCTCCGCCTTGGCCTTGAGGCTTGCGGCAAAGGCCGGATCGGCCTCAGTGCGCACCGCCGTCCAGCGCCGGCCGCCCGGCGAGACGCAGACCAGCCAGTGCCGGTCGATCCCGGCGTAATCCATGTAGAGAACGGCCTGGGCGTAATAGGTCGGGTTCCACTCGGCGAGCGCCGACTTCTCGCCGACCTTGGCGCGCATCTTGTCGAGGTCCTGCCACTTTTCCGAGGCCTTGATCTCAAGGACATGCCAGGCCTTGGGTGCCTGGACGAGGCCCAGGCACACCCCGTCCATATGACCGGAGAAATGCCCGCCAAAATCCTTGAAGCCCCACTGCCCGCCCGTCTCGTCGGTTTCATGGATGGTGAGGCCAGGCAGCCGCTTGAGGCGCGCAACGGCAAGATCTTCGCTGCGATGTCCGTCCTCAAAGCGCTTGAGGGTCACCGCATCAAAGCGCACCGTCCAAGCCCAGCGGAACTGGTACCACAGCGCGCGCGCGCAGTTTGCGCCAATCGCCGACATGCCAAGATAGGCCCGGCGGCGCAGGTCCTGCCCATCGACCAGCGCAGCATCAGCTTGCACTAGCGTCGGGCACACAAATTCAGGTAGAGCGGCCATCGCCTGCTCCTTCGATTATTGCAGTCAGGGGAATGGGTGGCAGGACGGTCGATTCGACCCCGTCCGTCCTGCCAACCAGGCTCAGGCAGCCGCGCGCTTCCAGGGAGCAGTTGCCGATTGGCCGCTTCCTGCAGCGGGAACAGCGCCAGCAGGTTTCATACCGCCATTTCCAAACCCGCCGCTCGGGGCCCCGCTTCCCGATCCCAGCGCCTTGTAGGTGCGGATCTCGTTCGAGGTGCCGTACATCCGGCCGTCTTTGCCCGTGCGCGCTTCCTTGACGCCCACCACCGCGATCATCGGCTGCATGTGCAGTTCATCGCTGTCCTGCACCGAGAGCTTGCCCACCGCGTGGCAGATGGCCGAGAGCGTGCGCTGCCCGATTTCCTGGGCCTGGGCACTGGGGTTATCGAGGTTGAGGCGGTCATAGAGCCGGCGCCCGGACTGCTCGCCTTCGATGATTTCCATCTCAAGCTTGAGCATATGTCCGGTGCGGTTGGCGGTTTCAACAAAGTCCGAGGTGATGATCTGCACCTTGTATTCGCCGGGCGGCACGGGCGAATAATCGCCCTTGGGTTCAACTTGCGAGGCATCGAATGCGCCTCCGAGGTAGGCCATGGTCCCAGTCCTTTCGTGAGCTTGGGGGGGTGGTTGATCAGGCTGCTTGGTTGAGGCTCGCAGCCTCGCTCGACGCGGCCATGGCGGCGGCCAGCGCCTCCCATGACAGCGGGAGTTCGGGGGGAAGGTTGTGCCGGTTCTTCGCGAGGAAAGCAGGGCGCTCCTCGGTGTAGAGGGCGCGGGTTCCAGCCCCTACGCCGCGCGCCACCTTCTTCATGCCGACATCCGCCTTGGCGACGCTGGTCTTGAAGTTGGCGAACAGCACCATGTCGGCGTGTTCCTGGACCAGCGCTGAGGCCATCTTGTGGAGCTTGATCTGATAGCGATCGAAGGGCTCGGTCTCGGGGCTGTCGAAGCGCTTCACCTCGGCATGGGCGGTCTGGATCACAGCCATGCCCTTGTCATTGCGCAGCGCATTCACGCCGTCGAGGTATTCGCGCCAGACATCGAGCGTTGCGATATAGCCCTTGCCGTATCCGGCATCCTCGATCGAGAACCACTGCTTGGACGGATTGGCCTCATTGTTGCGCTTGATTGTCTCGGCCCAGACCAGCGGCTCGAGCCAGTCCAGACTGTCGATGATCAGCGTCGCAAAGTCGTGGTCCTCGTTATAGAGCGCCTGCATCGCCTGCATGACCTGACCAAAGCTCTCGGCCTTGGGAAAAGCATCGATCGCCTGGCCTGAAGGATGGCCGTCTTCGAGGTTGATCAGGACAGGGCGCGGCGCACTGCCAGCAAAGGTGTTCTTGCCGATCCCGTGCGGGCCGTAGATCACAATGCGCGGCGGCTTGGGTTCCGACAGGCGATTGAGCGAGGAAAGCGAGATAGCCATCACGCTGCCTCCTTGGCGGCAAGCGCCATCTCAAACTTCGCCTTGCCCGGTTTGACCGTGCGCGCCGGGGTAAAGAGATCCCGGATGGCCGGCGGCCAGACCTTGTAGCTGGTCTCGGAAACCGAGAGCTTGGTCTCGATGTAATTAGCCGGATCCTCGCCCCACCCGCGGATCGTTTCGACCGCGCTGGCGAGCTTGGCCTGGTCCCAGGTCACGTTCTTGGGAACTTCGATGCGGATTTCGTAATCGCCATCAAGGCGCCGGTGCGTGCCGGTCTCATTGAGTCCTTCAGCATAGCGACGCTTCAGCACGCCGTGCAGAATGGCGACCATTTGCGATGCCCCGGCAAGCCGGGTTTGGGCCTGGCCCTGCAGGCGGGCCAGCGCTTCGACTGGCAGGGCATCCAGCGCGGCCGGAGGTTGGTTCGGCAGTTCCTCAAGTGTCATCGTGCGATCCTTTAGTCTGTGGTTGCAGCGATCAGTCGTCAGCAATCCCGCCAGCACAGGCGGGGCAGTGGTTGACGCGGCGATCGAAAATCCGTGGGCGCCTCGCGGTTAGCCCCCACTGCCCCTGTTCGCGTCAGGCCGCCTGCGGCAGCATAAGCGCGGCAATCATGGATTGGATCTTGGGGCTCTTGGGCCTTGCGATCGCGACGTAACTGAATTCTCCCCCGCCCCGGCGGATCTGCACGAGGTGAACCACCCCGTTCTCCGCGGCCCAGCGCGCCCGGGCGGCAAGCCGCAGCAGCGACTGGCGGCGCCACTCGGGCAAACGCCGGGGTTTGGCCGCATCGACATCGCGTGCCAAAAATCCGCGGTAATATTCGAGACGCTCGCCCGGCTCTGCGCCATCGAGCCAGGCACAAAGCGCATCTTCGCTCGAACAGAGTATCGCACTGCGCGCCTTGGTGATGTCCTCAACCATGGCTTGCGGCTCCCTCGATGCTGGCACTGCGTGCGCCGCGCGGGCGGTAGCTGTCCATGAAGTCGCGAATGCGCTGTTCGGTTTGGGGCCAAAGCCGCCGGCCTTTCCTGAGCTGGCTGATCAACTTCCAGTCGTTGGCGGCCTGGCGCCCGAAATAGGTCTCCGACAGGTTGGTGCGGCGGAGAAAGAGCTCGATGTCATGGAGGATAGGATGCGTCATGAGTCGGATTAATACCGCTCACATCCCATGTCACAAGTAGGGACATATCCCACATTTGTATTGACCCACGATATCCACAGAGCTAGGCACAGCCCCATGACCCAACGCTCACTCGTCAATATCGAGCACCTCAGGAAGGTTCTCGAGGCTGCCACCGCCCCGGAAAGCAAGTGGAATGCCCGCTCGCTGTCACTTGCCGCGACCGGCGGCAAGTCGCCGCATATCGTGCGCGAGATCCTGCGCGGCCGCAGCAACAATCCGACACTCGATACTCTGGTCGGACTTTCCAAGGCCCTTGGCGTTGACATCTCCCGACTCGTCTCGGGTACCGAATCGGTACTCCCACGCGTTGGCGGCACCAGCCCTTACGAGCAGCTGCAGGTTCTCGGCGCAGTGGCCGCCGGCGTGTGGCGCGAGCAAACCGAGTGGGCTGAGGAAGACCGCTATTATATCGAAGTTGGCCCCAGCCCGGTTGCGGGCGGTCAGCGCTTTGCCCTGCGCATGGAGGGCTATTCGATGGACAAGATCATTCCGCCTGGCTCTGATCTTGAGTGCCTGCGCACGACCTTTGGCGAGATCGAGCCCGTCCCGGGCGACATCGTGATTGTTCAGCGTGACCGGCACGAACTGCACGAACTCACCTGCAAGCGCCTAGACCACGACGGGCAGAACTACATTCTGCGCGCCGAATCCACTCGGCCCGAGTTCCAGGAGCCGATCATCATCGGCCGGCCCGACGCCGACACCATCAGCGATGACGGGATCACCATCATCGGCATCGTCCTGCGCGCGCACCAGAAGCTCTACGGGCGGCGCTAATCCGCAGCCCACGCTGATTGTGGGATTTTACCCTACCTGTTCTCGTTGACGCTGGATATATCCCGCATTTATTCCCCCTGACGAGATCAGGGAGACTGTTCGCCTGATCGCCTTGCCAGCCATCAGGTTTTACAAAATGCAGCACCCAGTGTCGGGCCCATGCCCGCTTTCTCCCGATCAAATGACCCCGCAGGAGCGCATTACCGAGGTGGCGCGGATCCTCGCGGCGGGCATCGTGCGGATGCACGCAAAGTCCAGTTCTTTATCTGCGCCATGCAGAGATAGTTCGCTTGGCTTAGCGCCCGCCAAGAGCGTCAGTCGAACCCGCGGCCGCCCACGAATTGCGGCCCAGACTGGAGAAGCTTGATGCAAACCTATGATGATCCCCAGGTGCTCACGCGCCTCGCAAAATTGCGGACCATGACCGTCCGCGAACTTCAGGAAGAATGGTCCCGGGTGATGGGATCCGAGGCGCCCAACAACAGCGCCCAGTTCATGATCCAGCGCCTCTCGCACCGGATCCAGGAGCTGACCTTTGGCGGGCTCAGCAAGCCCCTACGCCGCACGCTCGACGCTTTGGCAGATGAGTATGAAGGCAAGAAGGTCAGGAAGTCGCAGATCGCCGATCCGCGCAATCCGGTGATCGGCACCCGCCTGCTGCGCGAATGGGCCGGCGTGGAGCACGCGGTCACCATCGCCAAGGACGGGTTCGATTGGCAGGGGCAGCGATACAAATCGCTCTCGGCGGTTGCCCGCGCCATCACTGGTACCCAGTGGAATGGTTACCGCTTCTTTGGGCTGAGGGAGGCAGCACGATGAGCGACACCTCTCCCCGCCGCCTGCGCTGCGCAGTCTACACCCGCAAGTCCTCTGAAGAAGGCCTCGAGCAGGAGTTCAACTCCCTCGATGCCCAGCGCGAGGCGTGTGAAGCCTATATCGCCAGCCAGCGCGCTGAAGGCTGGGCTTGCATGCGCGAGCGCTATGATGATGGCGGGTTCTCCGGCGGCAACCTTGACCGTCCCGGCCTCAAGTGCCTGCTTGAAGATGTCGAGGCAGGACTGATCGACGTGATAGTGGTCTACAAGATCGACCGCCTGTCTCGCTCGCTGATGGACTTCTCCCGTCTCGTCGAAGTGCTCGACCGCCACAACGTGACATTCGTCTCGGTGACCCAGGCGTTCAACACCACCACCTCGATGGGCCGGCTGACCTTGAACGTCCTGCTCTCATTCGCGCAGTTCGAACGCGAAGTGACGGGCGAGCGCATTCGCGACAAGATCGCGGCCAGCCGCGCCAAGGGCATGTGGATGGGCGGGTTCGTACCGCTGGGCTATGATGCGGTAAACCGCAAGCTGGTGATCAACGATGCCGAGGCGGCCTTGGTCAGGCACATCTTCGAGCGGTTTGTTCAGCTTGGTTCAATCACCACCCTCACCCGCGAGCTGGTCGCGAGGCGCGCCAAAAGCAAACGCGGCATGCCGATCGACAAGGGGTTCCTCTACAAGGTGCTGCGCAACCGGGTCTACATCGGCGAGGCAGTGCACAAGGGCACCAGCTATCCCGGCGAGCACGAAGCGATCATTGACCTCGAGCTTTGGAACAAAGCCCAGGCAATCAACAAGGAAAGCCCGCGCAAACGGGCCAATAATGCCCGGGCACAGACGCCCTTTCTGCTGAAGGGCTTGGTCTTCAATGACACCGGCGTTGCCATGACCCCGACCCACACCCGCAAAGGCGACAAGCTATACCGCTACTACGTCTCGATGGACGTGATCCATAACCGTGCGGGCGAGTTCGGCGCAGGCCCCCGGCGGCTTAACGCCGGCATGGTCGAAGGCGTTGTGCTCAAGGAGCTGCGCCGAATGCTGCGCACTCCGCCCATTACCGCCCAGGCGGTTCAGCTGGCCCGCGAAACCAATCCGATCATCGACGAGAACGATGTCATCGCAGCGCTGCGGGGATTTAACGACCTTTGGGAAACGCTGTTTCCAGCCGAACAAACCCGCATTGCCCGCATGCTGATCGACCGGGTGACTGTGAACGACAATGGCATCTCGGTTGATCTGCGCATGGATGGGCTTGGCCCGATAGTCCACGACATGTTGGCGCACCGGAAGGCTGCATGAGCGACACGCCCGACATTTTACGGATCACGATCCCGTTGACGCACAGGCGGCGCAATGGGCGGCCGCGGATCCAGCCGCCGGCAGAGTATACTGCTGAGCATGACCGGGGCACTGATCCGCACATCATGCGGGCGATTGCCCTGGCGTGGAGTTGGAAGCGCAAGCTCGATACCGGCGAGATGTCATGCAACCAGGACATTGCAACCGCAGAGAACTTCACAGCTGCATATGTTGGGCGTGTTCTGAGACTGGCTTATCTGGCACCCAATGTGCTGCACAGGTTGCTCGTAGACCGAACGTCCCCCAGCGCCAGGCTTAAGGATCTCTGGTACGCGACCGATCTGCCTTGGGCTGAGCAGGAAGAAGCGATCTTTGGAAACTGAAGCAGCCGCGACCAGAGTGTGGAAATCATTGGACCGCGCTGGTTAAGGCGCACGGATACTCCTAGCGTCTCCTGCTCCAACCCTAGGGGAGAGATTCCATGACCAATAATGATCTGGCTGACGCTATTGCTGAAGCTAACGGCTTGACCAAGGTTGCGGCCCGCAAACTGGTTAGCGACATCTGCGAAGCTATTGCTGGTGCAGCCGCAAAGGGCGAAGAAATCTCGCTCAACGGCTTCGGCAAATTCAAGGTGAAGGCCAGCGCGGCCCGTGAAGGTCGCAATCCGGCCACCGGCGAAACCATCAAGATCAAGGCTTCAAAGAAGCTGACCTTTGCTGCGGCCAAAGCCGTGAAGGATCGCCTCAACGGCTAA